GATGTTAAACGTGGCAATGTGGGTGATATTATTACTAGATTAGAAAGCATTGAGATATTCCTTGGTAAATCAGTTAAAGATTTGAAGAAAACTAATGAGTCAATATCTATAGTTAAAGAAGCTATAAAAGCTGGTAAAGGCAATATTAAAAAGCTTGATGTAGACCTTGATGCAACCGATTATGATGGTGGTGAAAAGGGTTTTATTAAAGATGCAAAGAAGAAATTTAAAGTCGTTGTTAAAACTCATAGAGATGGTGCATATCTTTCTGGCAAAAAGTCAGACCTTTTGAAATTCTTACAAAGTGATTTGTATGGTATGGATGATATGGATATCGAAGATTTATTTCCAGAACTTTTAGAAGCTAATAAGTCAGTTGAAGAAGAAGTATCAGTTGATATGAGAACCAAAGGTTTTAAAGAAGCTTTGAAAAGAGCTAAACTAAAAGCAGAGAAAGTAGCAGCAAAGCTTGCTGAAAAAGAAAAAGAAAAAGAAGATGTAAAAGAAGAAGAAGAAGAAACTAATTCTATATCTTCAGTAACTTGGGAAGATGTTACCGCGGCTAATGTTGCCGATGCTCCTAAGCCTTTATCAATGATGAAAAGAAAAAAGAAAAATGGATAATTTTAAAGAACATATCTTAAATGAAGTAAGTCAAACTTCTAGAGACAGAATGAAGCGTGATCTTGATAGAGGTTATGCTGCCCAACTAAAATTGAAATTAGAGAATGCCACTAGCGCTTTAAAAGAGCTAGCATTTGATCTAGATAATAAAGTACAAACCGTAGATCCTAAAATTTCAAAAGAGCTTAAAGCAAAATATAAAGATCTTAACAAATTTACTAAAGTCTTTAATTCAGCGCTGAAAGCCCAGACAAAGTAAGTTTACATGCCTAATGCAGCGCGCATAGGTGATACTAATTCGGTACACGAATGTGGTGTTGTACCTACAGCCGTAGGAGGTTCACCTAATGTTTTCATTAATGGAATTCCCGTTCACCGCGTGGATGATGCCAATTCAGCTCACCCCTTTATCCCACCTCCCTCTTGTGCCAACCATGCAACAGTATTATCAGCAGGGTCTCCAAATGTATATGCAAATGGCAAGCCCGTTGGGCGGATAGGAGATCCCTATACGTGTGGCATTACTGTCACTTCCGGTTCACCGAATGTATTTGTTAATGATACATACACTCCAACAGATACATCAAAAGCTAAATTAAGAAATTTAGTTTCAGATAGAAATAGTGTTTTAGAAATGATTGCTACGCTTCTATTTGGTTCTATGGCACACGCCGATCCGATCGATCAATTATCAGAAGAAGAATTTAAAAGTATCTTTATTGATAAGAGTAAAAATAGTTATTATGACAAAGCTGCCTTTGATGCTGATGTAGAAAAAGTGCTTAAAAATTTACCTGATGAGGCCAAAGGCGTTAGTCAATTTAGAGGTGGAACTGGTTATTTGTCAAAGGGTAATTTATTAACCCACGAAGAATTTTTTAGAGAATTTGGTCAAGAGTTAAAGGAATATGGTCAAGTCAAATCTGAATTAGATACGTTCAATTCTAAAGCATGGCAAGAAGATCCTAATGATATTATTAATGGTAAGCCAACCATTAAATATAGCACTAATGGTTTTACAAAACAAGAAGTTAAAAGATATAAATATGTGATGGATTTAGTTCAAGAGATAGAAAAAGTTCTAGTTCAAAATGTTCATCATCAAAATATTGCTGATCTTTTGTGGAAACATTCATCATTAACCGTTAATAAACCAATATTCATTGAAAGAACCTTTAATAAATATGCTGAATGGGAAGATTTTAAAGGTATTAGTAAAGAAGCTAATAAACCCGTAATTGGAGCGGGTAAAACATATTCTGCGTATTTAGTGAATTATGAAGATATAGACTATACAACCAAATCTTTAAAAAAAGGTAAAAAACAATATTGGTTATTGCCAGCTGGCACCGAAATTATACACACATCAGGGCTCGCTGATAAGCATGAAGTGTTAATTAAAGGTGATGATTTATTAAACCGGAAAACGTTATTTTCTGGATCATCTTTACAAGCGGTAAAAGTTGCAATTGAAGAGAAAGGTTTTATTGATAAAGAATTATTAAACGTATTAGAAGAAGAATATAAATCTAGAAATAATGGTGAAAGTCCTCCTAAATGGTGGAAAGATTTGGTTGAAGATTTAGATAATATTACTGAAGCCGCTGAAAAAGGAAATATCCGCAATTGGAAAGCAAATTTACTAATCACAGTATTGACAGGGACAGGTTCTTGGTTTGCTGATACTGAAACATATTGGGATATTTGGAATAGTAAAGATATGGCAGATTATCAAGATAAGTTAACTAAATACTATGGAGTATCAACGGGTGATTTAATTGGTTGGAATAATCCAAATATACCTATGCAAGAAAGATTAGATGGACTCGCTATAGCGACTGTTGCTCAAGCTGTTGATATATTTTGGACTGGAGTTTTTGCTACTGCAGGTAAAGCAGAGAAAGCAATGTGGAAAAATACTAAAGAAGGATGGCTTTATCTGATGGAAAATTTAGATGATATTATGGAAGATGGTAATAAGATAGTTGAAGACTTATTAACGCCTCCTGATGGTTGGGATTAATGGCTAATTGGTTTACAAATTTATTTACTACTCCTAACACTAATAGAATTGGTGGTGCTAAAAAACATTGGAATTGTAGAGGTTCTAATAATTATATCGCTCACTCAGGCCAAGTATTTGGTGATAATACTAGATTAGGTATTAAACTCGTATATGATTCACTACAACGAAGAAATCAAACGAAGAAACTTAGCAAAGGTGCGGTGTATTTTGATTGGAAAGATTTAAAATATGCGGAATTTGAATCAAACGTATTGTGGTTATTGGGTGTCATTATTGATACTGAAAATAGCGTATGGGATCCTAAATTAAAAGGTAAAAGTTCTACAACAAAGGCTTATGGTTATTACCAAGTAATTAATAAAGACTTTATTAAAACAGCAAACAATAGATTAAAGAATCAGATCAAAGCTTATAATGATTATTCAAATAGGGTTTGGTCAAAAGAGGATCATTTATTTTCTAAAAGTGAACTAATAAAGCCTTTATGGATTAGAGATCTTGATAAGGATATAAGTAATCCAGACATAAGTCATTATGATATTGTTGACAAGTATCACGCAGACATTTTTGGGTGTTTAGTATTAATCACTATGTTAATTGCTGGCAAAGATAAAGATTGGTTAAATCTATTACATAATAGAGTTGAGTCTGGTAAGTTACTTTATTATAGAGGACATCACGCAGATAAAAAATATATCGCAATGAGTGATAGTGATTTATTATCTCCTATTGGTGGTGTTGATTTGGCGGTATGGCATAATGTTTCAAAAAACATTAAATGTAATAAACCACATGCGATATCATTTAAAACCTCGCAAAATGCTCAATCCTATTCTCCAAATAATACGTGCAACGTTAGTGGAGACTCTAAAACATTGCAACAAATTGCCGATATTATGATTGACAATCTAACAATATTAAATGCGAAAGATTATGCGATTGATCGGATAGACAATTTTAGTAGAGCTAATAACGTTACCGCCGAATTTCCGAATGTGAAGCCAACCGACATTGTAATCCATAACTATCCACACAATTTTAAAATAGGCGAAGTTTGGAGATCCGAAAGAGGTACTAGCGAACACGCATATTATTTATTTGATATGGTACCTAACAATAAAAATATCTCCATAAAGGATCTTATTAAAGATATTATTAAGAGTGAAGTAAAAAGAAAATCAAATCCAGATGAATTATTAAAATCTGTGACAAAAACGTTTGGTGCTTTGAATGGTCATAAAGCTTATCACTTGGGAGTTATGATAAGAGTTGAAGAAAAACCTATATGGTTTCCAACTTATTTAACACGTACTTCCGATGTACCTAACAATATAACCGAACCTGTCGAATGGGATATAGGATTATTGAATGGTAATGTTCAAGTTATGATGGACGAAAAACATACCGTTGATGAACTTAACGCGAATAAGAAATTGCCGAGTGCTTCTCACATTATAAGGTATTATGCAAAAGATTATGATCTTGTGAAGGCCGAGTTGTTAAAACCAAATCCTATAATAAAATTCAAAATTAGTGGAACATGGGAATTGACCAACGAGCTTGGTTTTTTCTCAAGTAAGTCTAATTTAGATCCATTAGTTAAAGGGTTAGATCATTTTTATAACAATTTGCCACATGACACGTTCTCAGATGAACTTAAAGGCGGACAAAAATCAAAACAATTATTGGCAGGTTTTTGGAATTCTAAAACGGATGCAACAAATATGACAATGTATACCGCTGACGATTATACACAAACATTAATCCATGAAATAGGATCGCATCGTTGGTTAGACGCCAAAGGTGGACATGGTGAGCATGTTATGATGAATAAAGCAGATATCAAGCATACGAAAGCGGTTTTGTCTAATCCTTATGTTGCCTATAATGCTCAAGCAGCAATTTACAAAAAAGGTATTGCGAGTGGTTGGACAGTAAGTGGCCCAGAAGAAACGGCCGCATATAACGAATTAAAAGAAATAGAATCTATAATTGAAAGAGATGTTATTTCAAAAAACTTTATTCAAGTTTCTGGTTATAAGCATGCTTCTTTTGAAGATGAATGGATCGCAAGATTAGTTGGCACTATGTCTATATATAAATGCATAACGTATGAACATGACATATATCCTAAATTGAAGAAATTGGGGTTAAACCATAGCCTTAAACTACAAAGAGAATTCGACCAATTTATCAGAGATGAATTTCTATTAACGGAAAGACAATATGGAGAAATTAAAAAACCTGCGGTGACACCACCAGAGAAAGTTATAGTAGATATTAATGAAGAAACTGAAGGGCTTGTTGTTGAGGATTTAGGCAGTGATATTATTCAAGTACAAAGAACTACTGATCAAATGGCTCATATGTATCTTATTGCCTGCTATGTTCCAATGAATTCTATAGAAGCCGCGTTAGCAGTAAGAGGTAGCTTCATCGATGAAATGTTAAATAACCCATTGTACGGTGGTGATAATAATATGACAATAGCTAGAATATCAAAAGCTATTGCAACAACCGCGAAACAAAAAGGTCTTGTGATTGATGCTAGCGAAGAATTATTAGAAATGGAAAGAACTTCATTTAGCTGGACCGTATTATCCGACACAACAATGTTTGTTAGATCAAAAATTAATCCAGCAACCGATGAATGGGGTTGGTTTGGATGGGATGGTGGATTATTTGGTGTATATAAGAAAAAGTAATCCTATGGGAATTATAGAAGTATAAATAAGATTATAAAAAGATATTTTTAACAATGAAGGTGACATTCAATGGCAATAGTAACAAGTAGATCAGAATTAGCAGAACATGCATTAAGAGCATTAGGTGCACCGGTAATCGAAATTAATGTGGACCCAGATCAGGTAGAAGATAGAATTGACGACGCTATTCAATATTACCAAGAATATCATGCAGATGCTGTTATTCGAACATATAGAAAACATCAATTAGTTGCAGCTGATATTGCTAATTCGGCGATTGATGTTCCTAATTCGGTTGTTAATATTATTAAGGTATTGGATTTTGGTAATAAAAACATTAATTTAGAATTTAATGTTGAGTACCAAATGAGACTTCATGATATTATGACATGGGGTGCTTCGGCTAATTTACAATTATACGAACAAAGAATGCAACATCTTAATATGATCGATCATAGATTAAATAGTCAAGAACTATTAAGATTTAATAGACATATGAATAAATTGTTTGTCGATGAAGGTTTTGGTAGTTTAGAGGTAGGAGATTGGATCGTGATCGAATGTTATGAAACAGTAGATCCAAACACTTACACAGATGTTTATAATGATCATTACCTAAAGAAATATTTAACACAGCTAATTAAAAGACAATGGGGTGCTAATATGAGTAAGTTCGAAGGTATGCAATTACCTGGTGGAGTTACTATGAACGGCTTAGAAATTTATAATCAAGCTAACGAAGAAATTGTTAAATTAGAAGAAGAAATGATGCTCAACTGGCAATTGCCGGACGAGTTTTTGATGGGTTAATATATGAAAAACGTATATTTTTCAGGAAGTGTTACATCCGAACAAGATTTGTATGAGGATCTTATTATTGAATCCATGCAAATCTATGGTAACGATATAGTATATATTCCTAGACAAGAAATATCGCATGATGAAATATTAAATGAGTCTTATTCTAAGTTTACCGATTCATATGTGGTTGAAATGTATATTGAAAACGTTGAAGGATTTGAAGGAGAAGGAGATCTATTATCTAAATTCGGTTTAGAGATCAGAGATCAAGCTACCTTTATTGTATCTAAACGACGTTGGGATAAACAAGTTGGAGCTTATTTAACTCCTGCTGTTGGCAATTCAGATTCATTTAGACCTATGGAAGGAGATTTATTGTATCTTCCTATGTCAAATTCTGTATTCGAAATTAAATTTGTAGAACATGAACAACCGTTCTATCAATTACAAAATCTTCCTGTATATAAATTACAGGCAGAATTATTTGAATATAATGATCAGATTATTGATACTGATATTCCTGGTATTGATAAATTAGAAACAAATTACGCAACTTCATATACTTATAGTATGAATTCTGGTTCTGGAGATTATCAAATCGGCGAAACGGTAATTCAATGGACTGGTTCAAATGATCCTGTAACAGGTGATCCTATTAATATCGAAGGCGAAGTTGCTGCTTGGGAAGATATGGGTGCTAGTACAGGTAATCTTACGGTTGTGTCATTATTGTCTGACGATAAGTTTAGAGAATTATATGTAAGTGCCGATGTATTACACAATGTTGTTGGATCAGATTCTGGTGCTACATACCAAGTATTAAGTTTGAAAGAAGATGTTACGAATTATAATAGAGATCCTTTAGCGGACAACGATATAATTAATCATGAAGCCGACGATATTATTGACTTTAGTGAATCTAATCCATTTGGAGAATTTTAATGTTTGGCGATCATTGGTATAACGAATCAACAAGGAGAATGGTATCAGTATTTGGTTCTCTATTCTCTAATTTAGTAGTTAAAAAGACAGATTCATCTGGTAAAGAACTACAAACAATTAAAGTTCCATTAGCCTATGGTCCTAGACAAAAATATACCTCAAGATTAAAAGATCTTATTGATTCTAAGATGGGAATTAAACTTCCTCGATTAAGTTTTGAAATTACGGATATGACTTATGATGGCGCCGCTAGAATTAATAAAAACAAAGTATACGCTAGGGTAGATCCTAATGATCCTACAAATAGAAAATCATTAGGCGCGCCTTCGGTATATAAGGTAGGATTTGAATTAAACATTATGGCTAAAGGCCAAGATGAAGCATTACAAATTCTAGAACAAATTCTACCCGTATTTCAACCAGATTATACCGTAACTATTAAAGATATTCCCGCTTTAAATTTGACATCTGATGTTCCTATCGTATTAACTGGAATTACGATGAATGAT